TATTATTTCCAAGGCGAATGAAGTATTTCTTAGGGTAAATGCAGAACCTCATATCGAGTATGAGTTAAGAGATCACTTCACATTCCAAGTTGAGGGTGCAAAGTTTATGCCTCAATATAGGAATCGTAACTGGAATGGTGAAATACATTTATTTGATCTTAGATCAAAAAGAATTTATGTTGGGTTGTTAGATAGAATTGTAGCCTTTTGTAAGAAGCACGATTATAGTTATAAGTTTGTAGAAAATGAATACTATGGAGTTCCCTATGAAGAGAATGAGGGAATATCATATCAGGGTGTCAAGGATTATATGGCTTCCATATGCTCTCACTCCCCAAGGAAATACCAAATTGAGGGAGTACATGATGCTCTAAAACATAACCGAAAGCTATTGATATCACCCACTGCTTCAGGTAAATCTTTGATGATTTATTCTCTTGTAAGATATTACATCGATAAAGGCCAAAAAATACTTCTAATTGTTCCAACGACATCTCTCGTAGAGCAGATGTATAAGGATTTTCAGGATTATGGTTGGGATTCTGAGTCATACTGTCACCGCATATATTCTGGTAGAGAAAAGACCAATGAGTTTCCAGTTACAATTACAACATGGCAGTCAGTCTATAAACTAGATAGAACTTTCTTTGAAGATTATAACGTTGTGATTGGTGATGAAGCTCACTTATTTAAAAGTAAGTCATTAATATCTATAATGACAAAATTACATCATGCGAAGTATAGGTTTGGATTCACAGGAACTTTAGACGGCACACAGACGCATAAATGGGTCTTAGAGGGACTGTTTGGCCCATCATACAAGGTGACTAAAACAGATGAACTTATGAAACAAGGGCATCTTTCACAGTTAGATATTCAGTGTCTTGTATTAAAACATCCACCACAAAAATTTGAAACATATAATGATGAGATTGAATATCTAATATCTCATGAACAGAGAAATAAATTTATTACAAACTTAGCACTTGATCTTAAGGGTAATACCCTCATTTTGTATAGTAGAGTACAAGCTCATGGTTCAGTGCTATACAGTATGATAAATACAAACAAGAGTGATGAGCGAAAAGTTTTCTTTGTTCATGGTGGTGTGGATGCTGAAGAAAGAGAACAGATTCGAGAGATCACTGAGAGAGAAGTGAATGCTATCATCGTTGCATCTTATGGCACATTTTCAACAGGTATCAATATTAAAAACTTGCATAATATTGTTTTCGCCTCTCCTTCAAAGTCCAGAATACGAAACCTCCAAAGCATTGGAAGAGTTCTCCGAAAAGGAACTAACAAAGCCAAAGCTATTCTATACGATATCTCTGATGACTGCTCAGTTAAATCAAGGAAAAATTACACATTGAATCATCTTATTGAAAGAATTAAGATTTATAATGAAGAAAACTTTAACTATGATATAATAACAATACAACTCAAAGACAAATGATTGAAGACGACTTTTACGCTACTATCAAATTTAAAAGTGGAGAGGAGATCTTTGCAAAAGTTGCTGCCTCTGAAGAAGTAAATCGAACTGTATTACTCATATCAAATCCAATTATGGTAAGTGAAGTTAAAAGTAAAAATGGAATGACAGGATATAAGGTTGAACCATGGCTTAAAACCAGTAAGGATGATATGTTTATGGTGGATCTAAGTGAAGTATTAACAATGTCAGAATCATCAGATGTTGAAATGATATCAATGTATCAAAGGTGGTTAAGAGATACTACTCGATCAAAAAATGATGAACCTAAATTAAGTCGTAAAATGGGATATATCTCAACAGTAAATGATGCAAAGGATATACTAGAGAAACTATATAAATCTAAAGAATCAAAGGGCTAATATCCTTAAACCTCTACAAAGGTTATTGTACACATATTTTGATATGTTGTCAAGTGCTTGCCTTTTTATGGTATAAATGTTATACTTTCTACATAATAAGGATTATAATTATGGCTCTTATTAGGAATATGCCTAAACGGAAAAGATCTGAACATTATGTAAATAACAAAGAGTTTTTAGCTGCTTTAATTAAATACAGAGAAGATGTAGAGATCGCACAAATACAGAACAAACCAAAACCAGTCATCCCAAGATATATTGGTGATTGTTTTTTAAAGATCGCAAATCATCTATCATTTAAACCTAATTTTGTAAACTATATGTTTAAGGAGGACATGATCTCTGATGGAATCGAAAATTGCGTTCAATACATTCATAATTTTAATCCTGAGAAATCCAAAAATCCTTTTGCTTACTTTACGCAGATTATACATTATGCATTTCTCCGCAGAATACAAAGAGAAAAAAGACAACTTGACATCAAAAATAAAATCCTAGAAAGATCAGGATATGATGAAGTTATGCATGGTGATAAGGTTGACGGAATGACTACTTCAGACTATAATCAAATTAAAGATGCTGTTCATTCTAAGCTTCGTAATTAATGATTTTACCGGGTTCTACAGTTAAAGTAATTGATGAAAATTCAATATATCGAGGTTATGTAGGGTGTGTCCAAAGAATACAAGGTCGTAAGGCTGCTGTTTTGATGGATAGTCACACACCTTGGGATAAGATAATAACCTTTAAACTCTCTGAATTAAAAGAACAAACAGAGGGATTTCAATATTATCCAAAGAAAAAGAAATGAAGATAGCAATAATAACAGATCAACACTTTGGATGTCGTAAAAATTCAAAGGTATTTCATGATTTCTTTCTTAAGTTTTATAATGATGTATTTTTCCCTACTCTAGAAAAAGAGGGGATCACTACGATTGTAGATATGGGAGATACCTTTGATAGTCGCAAGGGTATTGACTTTGCTGCATTATCATGGGCAAAAGATAATTACTATGATCGTCTCGCACAGATGGGTTGTACAATACATACGATTGTTGGTAATCATACAGCCTACTATAAGAATACAAATGAAGTAAATGCTGTTGATCTTTTACTTAGAGAATATGATAATGTTAAAGTGTATTCAGAAGCAACAGATATCATATTAGATAAATTAAATATTTTATTGTTGCCTTGGATAAACTCTGATAATGAAAAGCAAACAATGGAGGTGATTAGTAAATCAAAATCACCTTGTGTGATGGGTCATCTTGAGTGTAAAGGATTTGAAATGAATAAAGGATTCTTTATGGATCATGGAACTGATGTTAAATTATTTGACAAGTTTGAGAGAGTGTACTCAGGTCATTATCATACAAGATCTAATAACGGAAAAGTTTACTACTTAGGAAATCCATATGAAATGTATTGGAATGATGTTAATGATCGAAATCGTGGATTTCATTTATTTGATACAGATACTCTAGAACATACACCAGTCAATAATCCATATCAACTTTTTCATAATTTATATTATGATGATACGCCACATCAAATGTTGGATATCACAAAGTATGATCAAAAAATACTTAAGGTAATTGTTCGTAAAAAGTCAGATCCAAAACAATTTGAAAGGTATATTGATAAACTTTACTCATCAAATTTAGCGGAACTTAAGATTGTTGAGAACTTTGATTTTACAGAGGGAGAAGAGTTTGAAGCAGATGAATCTGAAGATACAATTTCTTTATTAAATAGATATATACAGGAGTCTGAAGTTGACTTAGATAAATCTGTGATTACAGAAATACTTCAAGACGTTTATCGGGAGGCCTGTGAGGTTGAGTAATGTTTATCTTAGCGGTTAAAGGATACGAAGAAGATGGTGCTTTCTCTATCGAGAATGATGATGGAGATAAAGTGCTTTTGATGTTTGAGGAAGAGGATGATGCAGATAGATATGCTGAGTTAATATCAATCGAAGATGATTATCCAGAGATGAGTGTGATAGAGATAGATGATTTCGTGGCAATGAGGGCTTGCGAAATGCACGATTACATGTATAATATAATTAGACCAGACGATATCGTGGTTCCACCAAAGAATGATTTGTTTCAAAAAGATAAAATGGCGTAATTTGCTGTCTACTGGTAATCAGTGGACTGAGATTGATCTAAATAAAAAATCGAATACAGTTATTATTGGGACAAATGGTGCTGGTAAGTCTACTATGTTAGATGCACTGACTTTTGTTCTGTTTAATAAACCTTTTCGTAAGATTAATAAATCTCAACTTGTAAACGCTACAAATGAAAAAGACTGTGTAGTTGAACTTGACTTTACAATCGGGTCAACTGATTGGTTTATTCGTAGAGGCATCAAACCAAATATATTTGAAATTCATCGTAATGGATCAATGATGAATCAATCTTCTGCTGCCAATGATCAACAGAAATGGTTAGAACAAAATGTCGTAAAGATGAACTATAAGTCATTCACACAAATCGTCATACTGGGTAGTAGTACATTTGTTCCATTCATGCAATTATCAGGTTCAAATCGAAGGGAAGTGATTGAGGATTTGTTGGATATTAAAATATTTTCGGCGATGAATGCTATAATTCGAGATAAGATAAGAGATAAGAAAGATGCAGTCAGAACTCTAGAGTTAAAGAAAACATCTCTCAAAGAAAAATTAGAGATGCAACAGAACTTTATGGAGGAAGTTGAAAAGAGAGGTAAAGAAAGAATAGATTCCAAAAAAGAGAAAATTAATTCTTTGATTGTAGATACAGAAGAATGTATAACATCAAATGAGTGGAAAGAGGATGACATTCAAGAACACATTAAAGACCAAGAAAGATTTATAGGTGCTGATAAGAAACTTAAAGAGTTAGGTAATCTCAAAGGAAAAATATCAAACAAGGCATCAACTGTAAAGAAAGAACATAAATTCTTTACAAAAATACAGTGTGTCCTACTTGCACACAGAATATTGGTGAAGAGTTAAGGCTAAATAAGCTTGACGAAGCCCAACAAAAAGCAAAAGAACTTCAATCTGGTTATCAAGAACTAGAAAAAGCAATAGAAAACGAAGAGGAAAGGGAACGTCAATTTGTTCAACTCACTAAGGAATCAACCAAACTCACGAATGAAATTTCTCAAAACAACGTTAAGATCTCTGGCTTTCAAAAACAAATCAGAGAACTTGAATCAGAAATTCAAACTATTACCAATCAACTTGAAAACAGAAATTCTGAATATGAGAAACTAACTGAATTTGACCAAAAACTAAAAGAAACTTATGAATCTTTAGGAGAGAAGAAACAAGAAATACTACATCATGACTTTGCTTACTCACTTCTCAAGGATGGTGGCGTAAAGTCCAAAATCATCAAAAAGTATCTACCACTTATCAACCAACAGGTTAATAAGTATCTCAGGATGATGGACTTCTATATTAATTTCAAACTTGATGAAGAGTTCAATGAAACTATTCAATCTCCGATTCATGAGGACTTCTCATATTCATCCTTCAGCGAAGGTGAAAAAATGAGAATCGATCTAGCACTTCTCTTCACTTGGAGAGAGGTTGCTAGATTTAAAAACTCAGTCAATACAAATCTATTAATTATGGATGAGGTATTTGATAGTTCGCTTGATGGATTTGGAACAGAAGAATTTTTAAAGATAGTAAAATATGTAATTAAAGATGCAAACGTATTTGTAATATCTCATAAACAATCTCTACATGATAGATTTGAAGACCTCATACAGTTTGAGAAGGTCAAAGGATTTAGTCGTATGACATAAATAAAATCAAAGTACGGTAATCCGCATGATATTAGAGGAGGCTTGTCACTCACTTAAGTTAGAATGTGCGTTAAGAGATTTAGGTTTTGTTGACATTGGTTGGAAATGCGTAGCACACGCAGGGATATTTTTTATTCAACCAGTAGGATTTCCAGATTATCCTGATGGAGAACTCTTAGGATTTTCTTTGACATTACCTAATACTCATGATATGCGTAGAGTTCGTTTGATGCGAACTGCAAAGAGAGCATTAGACTATGCGACAGGTGTAGACGATTAAATTAGTGGCACAATCACTGTTTCTATTTTGTGCTGAGGAATTATAATAAGGACATATAAGAGAGGTTTTGATGTCCATCCAACAAGAAATTAAATCACAACTTGCAAAGTTACTCGCTACAGAGGATCTAATTGTAGAACACAAACAAGTCGAGACTGCAAGTTTCAATGTCGAGACAAGAGTTTTAGTTCTTCCACTATGGGAGAAAGCATCGAGTGAAGTTTATGATATGTTAGTTGCACATGAAGTTGGTCATGCATTATTCACTCCATGTGAGGATTGGTTAGATAGATATCCAGAGATACCACCATCATTTGTAAATGTTGTTGAAGATGCTCGTATTGAGAAGTTAATGAAGAGAAAGTATGCTGGTCTTCCAAAGACATTCTTTACTGGATACAAAGAACTACAAGGAATGGACTTCTTCAAGTTAAGTGGTATTGATGTGAATGAGATGGGTATTGCTGACAGACTAAATTTATATTTCAAGATTGGTAACTTTATTGATATCGACTTCAATGATTATGAGAAGACTCTTGTAAGTATGGTTAAGTCAGCAGAATCATTTGATGATGTTCTTGAGTATTCAAAAGTTATCTGGGAGTATGCGAAAGAAGAATTAGAACAGAAGAAGAAAGAACAACAAGAGATTGAAGAGATGAAGGCAAAGGTTGAGATGGAAGATGGTGATGGTGACAATGAGAAAGAATATAAGACTACAACTCAAGGCACTGAAGGAGATTCAGAAAAGTCTGATGTTGAAAGTGAAGATGAGTTAGAAGATGAAGATGATGATGATGGTTTGGATTATGATGACCAAGCATATTCAAAAGGTGGTATCACTCTTGGTGACGAACCAAAGGCTGAAACTGTTGAGAATCTTGAAGAGTCACTTAAGGATTTGGTAAATGAAGCTGGTCGTGAGACTCTCTATGTTGAGAAACCAAATGACTTAGATCTTGATAAAGTTATCATTCCTAACTGGTTCATTCATAAGAATATTGATTTTGAGTGGCGTGAAAATACAGTATCAGATTTTTTCAATGCTGATAAAGAGTTTGATGAGTTCAGAGTATCTGCAAGAAAAGAAGTCAACTATCTTGTCAAAGAGTTTGAGATGAAGAAGTCAGCATCTGCATATGCTCGTGCTGCAACTGCAAGAACAGGAATGCTTGACATGTCAAAACTTCACACATATCAATACTGTGAAGATATCTTCAAGAAGGTTACAGTTCTACCTGATGGTAAGAATCATGGATTAGTATTCATTCTTGATTGGTCTGGTTCAATGTCTTACATCATGAAAGATACAATCAAACAGTTATACAATCTAATCTGGTTTTGCCGTAAGGTTCAGATTCCATTTGATGTTTATGCTTTTACAAATTGTCATCCCTATCACAATACTAGAGAAGAATCACGTTACACAGCAAAGAATAATCTAGTTTGTATTGAAGAATCATTCAACCTTATGAATCTATTCACATCTAAGGTCAACTCTAGAGCTCTAGATCATCAAATGAGAAACGTCTATCGTATGGCTACTCGATTCGGA